ACGCCTGCGAGCGTGTGGGATCATTTGCTTTCAGCCATCACGGCAAGCAGCACAATCGGCACGCTTCTTAAGACCAACATCGATGCGACAATTTCAAGCCGCTCAACATTGACCGCCGCAAACGTCAGAACAGAACTTGCGCCAGAACTAACTGAGATCGGAGAGATCCACGCGATCCACGGTCTCGACATCGCAAACGCGCTCACGGTCACGCCAACGCTACGCGCAGCGGGAGCGATCACGCAAGCGATCACCGGCGACGGAACCACAAGCACGATAGTAACGCGAGTATAAGCGTATGTTAGCTTCCCTGCTCATCGCAACGCAGGGCTTATTGCCAAGCCCGACGCCGCTATCAATCGGCGTGCAGGGATTGTTGTTCGTTTCGGTAGTCCCGCCAGTTCCTATCACGCCGACCGATCTTCCTGGGGGTGGAGGAAGGCGAGACGAGCGAAGGGTTACGCTTTACGCTCTCGGAAACCGACTCCGATATTCGGTCGGGAGCGTCGATATAAGCGCAGGATCGCGGATAAATGTAACAGGCAGCGCATTTAATTCTTGCACGTCCGACGCCGCGCTTTCGATAAGCGCAAGCACAACAGCAAAAGGCAACCGCAACCATACCGGCACGGGCCGCGCAGGCGTCTCGATCTCTTCCACATTCGACGTTGTCGGGTGCGAAGAAGAGAACGAACTTGAAGTTTATTTGATGGCGCAAGCGGCGATGGAATTGATGGACAGCATTTGACATCCGCGCCTTCGCATGGATGTCATCGAAGGTGTCTCAATAATTTCAATCGGCGAAGCAAAGGGCCACGGACTCTACGTGGACGAGCAAACTTTGATGGAAGTCAAAGAGTGCGCGGAGTCATACAAAGGCGGCGTCAAGGTCAACCTCGACCACGGCGCAGGGATCAAAGACATCGTCGGATTCGTAAACAATTTCCGCATCGTCGGATCGCAACTCTTGGGCGATCTCAACCTTCTTCAAACATCTCCCATGCGTGATTACGTCTTGGAGATTTCAAACAAGCTCCCCGACACGTTCGGTATCAGTATCGCATTCAGCGGGCCGATTCGCGAAGTGGATGGAATGGACTTCGCAAGTTGCACCGAACTCTACAGCGCCGATCTTGTGCAAACACCCGCTGCAAATGCGACCGGGCTTTTCAGTTTCACGGCCAAGCAAGTTGACAAATTTTTCAAACAAATGGAAGACGCAACAATTGAAATCGAACCAAAGGAGGACGAGGTCAGCATCGCCGACATCGTTTCTCGTCTCGCCGCTCTTGAAACCGCTTTTGGCGACTACAAGAACAAAATGGAAATGCCAGCCGAAGAGCCAGCCGCAGAGCCAATGAAAGAAGAGATGGCCGCTGAACTCAGCGCAATTTCCAAGCTCGAAGCCAAGCTCGACACGATCATCTCCAACTTCGGAGCCGCTCCAGTAAAGGCTTCTGTCGTTGCTGAAGAGAAAGCCGAAGAGAAATTCGACTTGAAAGCGATCATCACCCAGAAAACCGAGGAACTCGGCAGCCGCACCGAAGCTATCCGTTTCGCAATGCGCAACCACCGCGAAGCCTACATCGAAGCCCGCGACAACAACCAACTCAACTTTTAATCCCAACTAATTTATGGCAACACAAAACGACCTAGGAATCCGGAGTTTTAACTTCGCTTCCGCTATCAGCGCCAACACTCTCGTGAGCGTGTCAGGCGACAACGCGGCGCAAGCCGCATCAACCGGAGCCGCAGCAATCGGAGTTGTCCAAGACGACACCGCCGCCGCTGATCAAGGCGCCGTCAAAATGTTTTTCCCATCGCAGTTCGGCATCGTAGCCGCCGCCGGTATCGTTACCGCAGGCAGCTCGGTTTTCGCTGTGACGAACGGAACCATCGTCGGAAGCCTCGCAGCCAGCGCCGCGACTCTCGGCATCGCGATCAACAGCGGCGTAGCCGGTGACATCGTCGAATACGTTCCTAAATTCAACCAATAATTTAACACTACTATGGCACTCTCATACACAACCATTCGCGCAGACATCGCCCAGGCTGTCTTCGAAGGTCTCAGCAACAAAAACAATTTGTTCATCGGCACAGAAGTCATGCCCGTGTTCAGCTCAGACGTTCGCTCCGGCGCATATCTGAAATTGAACCTCGGCGACTCCGAAGCCCTCAACGACGACGCGCTCAAGATCGCCGCCGGTGCTGGATATCCCCGCACAAGCCGCCGTTTCACAAGCGACTCGTTCGACGCTATCGAGTACGGTCTCGAAGAGGTTCTTCCTGACTCCAACCGCCGCGATCTCGACAGATTCTTCGACACCGAGGTTAACATCGCCGCGATGTTTCTTCGCCAGATCCAAGTCACCCACGAGGCCCGTGTTGCTTCCGCAGCATTCGCCGCCAACGGACTGACAGCGATCAGCGCCAGCGCAGCCTACACCGAAGCGAACATCACCAGCTTCGACGTCCCCGGCGACGTTGCCGGAGCCAAGCTCGAACTCGCCAAATACGGCGTGCTCGCGAATACATTGATCATGTCCATGCCAGTGTTCGAGCGCATCCGCCGCTCGGCCAAGGTTCAGAACCAATTCTTCGGCATCGTTCCTTCGGATCAAAGCCGTCTCTTGAGTGAAGGCGAAGTGGCCGCCGCTGTCGGAGTAGACCGCGTTCTCGTTGGTCGCGCACCGAAAAACACAGCCAAAAAAGGCCAAGTGTATTCCGGTGGATTCATCTGGAGCAACACCTACATGGCACTCGCCAACACGGTTGGCGGTGACTTCTCCGGTGGTGGATTCGGTCGCACTATCGTATGGGCCGCAGACAGCCCCGTGCCTTTCGTTTCCGAAACCTATCGTGACGAAGCCCGCCGCGCAGACGTTCTCCGTGTTCGTCAGAACAGCGCCGAGAAAGTCATCGACGGTTCCAGCATCATCCGTATCACGACTGGATTCTAAGGTTCCCCGCAAGTAGCATCGGAAAAGCCACCTCGAAAGGGGTGGCTTTTTTGTGTTGACACGCTATCCTTTTTGTAAACATGAAACAAAAACAGAAGCTCGTCGCAGGCTTAATTTGCGGCAATGAAGAGCCACGCATCGAGCGATGCGTAAAATCACTTCAACAAATCTGCGACGAAATTGTTGTTGTCCGTGCAATCGGAGCATTAAAGCCAGACAAAACCTTAGAAATTGCCAAAGAATTAGGTTGTCATGTTGACGAATACAAAAACTCACCGCTTGTAGCAGATTGGGAGCATCTGGACAATTTTGGCGAAGCGAGGAATAAAGCGTTTGCGATTGCTTACGAATTAGCCGGAAAAGAAGGCTGGGTTATGTGGGCCGACTGCGATGATATTATTGAGCCGCACATGGTCGCGCCTACGCTTGCCGCACTTGAGGAATGCCCACCAGAGCAGGACTGGATTCTCGCCGATTATGTAATTCCAGAACAAGGCAAACGCGCACCACGCGAGCGGTTCTTTCGTTACCAGACGGCATGGTGGCATCGTCCGGTGCATGAAAACGCGCAGCCTACAAAAGACGTTCAAGTCTATATGCGACGTGATCTTGAAATAGTTCACAAGCCGCCGCTAGGGCATCGCAACAGTAGCGAGCGCAACCGCAGAATCTTGATGCACCAAGACCGCATGACGTCGCATTTCAAGTTTTACCTGCACTACGAGAACTTCATTGCCGGCAACAAGGAACTCGCGGCGAAATACGGCTCCGAAGCATTGGCGTTAAGCGATCTCGACGGAGTTAATCGCTACGAAGTATTATTAAACTGTGCAAACCTGACGTCAGGTGCAACTTCTCTCAATCTTGCACGCAAAGCGCGAGAGCTTGAGCCAAAGCGCCGCGAAGCCTACGGACTGGAGGCCAGCATCCTGCTTGATGATAAAAAATACCAAGAAGCGTTAAAATTGGTGGAAGAAATGCTCGAAGTGCCGACGCCTAAATTTCCGCAATGGACGCACCGAAAGGAATGGTATGGGTGGAAAGGCGATCAACTCTACGCATGGGTGCTCCGACTTCTCGGACGCAACGAAGACGCCGAAGAGATCGAGCGCGAAACATTGGCAGGATCGAACAAGCCCAAGATTTCGCTAGTCCACGCAACGCGAGGAAGGCCGGTAGAGGCCGTGCAATGTATGACGCTATGGCTTTCCCGCGCAACGCATCCAGAACGCGTAGAGCATATCTTTGCGGTCGATCACGACGACGAGACAGCGGACGTGCTCAAGCGCTTCCGATCTGTTACGCAAAAAGACCAAGGGTATTCTGTCGGGGCTTGGAACTTAGGAGCGGCCAAGGCGTCGGGGGATATTATTATACAACTTTCTGACGATTGGGAGTGTCCGCCAGGGTGGGACGAGATGATTGAGAAGCGTCTTGACATTTCAAAACCGCAGGTGCTTCGGATATCGGATGGATACCGCAAAGACGAATTACTTTGCATGGCGATTCTTACACGCAAATATTATGAGCAAAATGGACTATTCAACGCAAGATTCCGAAACGTGTATTCCGATACCGACTTCACCTTTCGTGCCGCGAAAAATGGCGCGATTGTGGACGCCCGTGATATTGCTATCGTTCATCACCACCCGTTTTTTGAAGATCGTCCGCTCGATGCCACATATCAGCGTGGAAACGATCCTGCGGAATATGAAAGAGCGAAAGCAATTTTTGAAGAACTCCACGCAAAATGAGTGACCGACCAACACCAGAGACAGATGACATCGCGCGTGGAAACCATGTCGTGCCGACCGAGTGGGCGCAGCAACTGGAGCGTGAGCGCGACGAGGCGAGAAGGAAGTTGAACAACTTAAATGTTACTGCAATTCATTCCTGCCACAACGAATGCCAAAGACCTGTCTGTGTTCTGCGTAGAGAGCGCGACGAGGCGCGGGAGGCGTTGGCCAAAATATTAAAAAATGAATAAAGATGTTACTCTAATTGTCTTTGAAGGACTGAAATCAAGACACGAACAAAGCGGGAAATTATTTAAACACCTTTGCGGCTTGGGTGGATTCGGTGATGCTGTTTACATCGCCGAAGATTGCACATACCAACAAGCGATGCACTGGGAATTAGGGCGCTTTGCCGACTATATCGACACTTCTCACGCGCTCATTTGCACGCACGATGGGTTTATTGCAAACCCGCACCTTTGGCAGGATTCATGGCTCGAATACGATCTGATCGGAGCGCCTTGGCCTGCGTTTTGGAACGTAGGGCATCGCGTCGGCAATACCGGATTCACGCTCCAAAGTCAGAAATTTTTACAGATGGCAGCAAAAGCCGAAGCACTTTGGAAGGGCGAGCCAGGGGATGTTTTCCTTTGTCGCACAATGGAGCAAGGTTTCCGCGATAACGGCATCAAATACGCGCCGGTAAACGTGGCAGCGGCGTTCTCTTGGGAGCATTACATCGAAGAAAATACCTCAGGGCCGGATCGCTCATTCGGATTCCACGGATGGGTCGCAGGAAAATCAGCAAACCAATATTACACGTTTTGAACATATTAATTATTTATCATTTGAGACTCGGAGACATCGCCCGTTGTTTGCCAATAGCAAAGCATTTCGCGGATCAAGGCCACAACGTGATGTTTGAATGCCTACCGGAATACCACGGTCTTTTCGCAATGGTCGATTATTGCAAACCGCTTTACCCGCAAAACGACCACAGCGGCTTTCACCGCATCATCGACCTTCAAATCTGGCCGAATCTTCATGCGGATTTTTGCGCGAGTCCGCTAGGCTGGAGCGATTACGTCTATGGGTTATTTCCCGAAGGCAAAGACATAGACCGACAAATAGTGCTCAACTCTCCCGCAATAGTTACACCGCCCGAACTCAAGTCTTGGGTTCTTTGTTTTCCAACTGGATATTCACAAGACAAAAAAATTCATCCTGCCGAAGTCATTCAAGTTGCACACCAAATCGCAAATGGAAGGCCTGTTCTTTGCGCTGGGAAGGCCGCTCACGGGATGGCTGAGTTTGATAGCATCGAATATATGTGCGCGTATATTCGAGACGCGCAAGAAGTGGTTACGATTAACACTTCGACCAGCATCCTTGCATCAGCACTCCGCAAAAGCTGGGTTCATATTTCAGACAGCCCGAAGCACGATTTCAAACATCCGAATCAGAGACGTATCGAGCGCAAGTTTTGACGCATCGTCCCTTTTGTGGGACTGCTCGACATTTTTACGAACGATTTAAGCGCGATTATGAGCGAACTGCCGTTGGCAGTTACGTTCGGCGAGCGCAACTTTCTTGCGAACCGGACGACATACCGACGCGACAACAGCCTGGCAGACGGCGGATTCATGGACTCTGCATCCATGACCATAACGGCGATCTACGACGCTTTCGTGCAGACGATTTCTCTCGGTGACGTTCTTGTCATCGGGGGCCGTCGCTTTCGCGTTACGTCCGCCGAGCTTTCCCAAGACGCCGTATCCGTCGATTTCACGCTTGAGGACATAAACAAATGAGCATTTTCTTTCCCGAAGACGAAGGACGCGAAGTCCCAGAGGTAGACTATCAGCCAATACTCCGCACCGAGTTGGTAACGGGGGCCGCTGGGCCGACCGGAAGCCAAGGCCCAGCGGGGCCGGTAGGGCCGGGTGTAGTTACGGGCGGCTTTACAGGTCAAGTGCTCGCGAAGAAAACCAACGCCGACTACGACACCGAGTGGGTCACAGGCGGCGGTGGCGGCGGTGCAGCGATCTGGGGCGGTATTACCGGAACGCTTTCAAACCAAACCGATCTTCAAACGGCTCTCGATGCAAAGGCTCCATCGTCCGGCATTTCACCAAGCGCAATTTCTGGAACCGCAGTAATTACAACCGATCCACGCCTAAGCGATTCGCGCACGCCTACAGGATCCGCTTCGGGCGATCTTGGCGGAACATATCCATCGCCTAGTGTTGTGAAATTGCAGGGCTATTCGGTCGCGACAGCCGCACCTATAACGGGTCAATCCTTGGGTTGGACTGGATCGGAGTGGAGCGCAGTCACGCCTCTTTCAGTTGTATCTTGGGGAGCAATAACCGGAACACTTTCAAACCAGACCGACTTGCAAAGTGCGCTTGATACAAAGGCACTCAAGATAACGGCGATCACGGCAGGCACAGGGCTGACAGGCGGCGGCGACTTATCGCAGTCTCGCACGATCTCGATGTTGGCAGACGTTCCTGCGGACTCGCTTAATTTTAACGTAGCGGCAACCGAAACGGCAGCTATCGGAAAAATGTTTTGGAACACAACCGAAGGCACTCCACAAGTCGGTCTGGCAGGCGGCAACGTGCAGCTTCAAATGGGATCAATGGTGGTCGCCTACGTCCGCAATGCCGAGGCTACAACTCTAAATAAAGGCGAGGTAGTCTATCTTTTCGGTGCAACAGGCAACCGCGCAAGCGTAAAAAGAGCATCCAATGTTGGAGACCCGACATCGTCTAAAACGATGGGCATCGTTGCCGAAAGCATCGCTCCGAACCAAGTCGGATTCATTGTCACGCAAGGCGTCCTTGACGGGCTTTCGCTTGGCTCTCCCTATGTGTCCGGAGACTCTATTTATCTCGACACGACACCTGGAGCATTTACAAGAGTTAAGCCGACGCAACCAGATCACATCGTTTTTATTGGCGTCGTTGAACGGGCAAATGCAGGGAATGGGCAAATGTATATCAAGCCACAAAACGGCTTTGAGCTTGAGGAACTGCACGACGTCTTGGTGACTTCTCCACAAAATAACCAAACGATTCTCTGGAACTCAGCAGTTACGCTTTGGACTAACTCAACTTTGACCGTCGGCACGATCAGCGGACTCTCAGCCGATCTTAGCGGGAAGGTCGGATCGGTAACGACCGGCATCACGGGCGCAACCCAGATTACTAATATGATGCAGATCACTTCTGCGGGATATTCTGCGATCACTTCGCCAGCAGCAAATACGCTATATATTATCGTAGCATGATCTTAACTCAGTCAACAGCGGCATACATACAAGCAAGTCCAGTTAGAACAATCACTAACCAGACTTCATCGTTCCGTCACTTCATGGTGTATTTGGATACACTGTTATCGTCTGCCATTACTGGATCAATTGGGATCATCAAGAACGGGATTGGTGTTCTTACGCTATCAGGAAACAATACCTATGCTGGGAACGCTGCGATTAACACAGGCGTATTAACGATCACCGATCTTACTGCGCTACCGGGTTGGAATACTAATGGCAGATATTCTGTCGAGTCAGGCGCAACGCTTGCTGTCTACAACGCAGTGACAGACGCGAATGTTATCACAATTCTAGGAACGACTAACTTTAACGCAGGGTCAGCCATAGGCTTCGATACGACATCAGGCAATAGGACATATACGAATGTCATTGCAAACACCACTAAGGGGGCTTTAGGGCTAACCAAGCTAGGAGTTAATACGCTGACGATCTCTGGCGCGAATACCTATACTGGGCCAACGCTTGTTATCGCTGGGACTCTTGCGACATCTACATCTAACAGAATCCCTGATGCGTCTGCCGTAACGATCTTGTCTGGCGCTATAATTACTCTCGGAGGGTCGGACACCTTTGCTACTCTTGCGGGTTCAGGGACATTAACCTGTGGTGCAAACGCATTGACTCTTAACTCCGTAAACTCTGCGACATTTAGTGGAACATTAACCAACACAGCGGGAACATTTACAAAGACTGGATCAGGAACGCAGACACTTTCTGGATCAACAACTGTTGCTGCACAGGTTCGACTTGATGGTGGTGGAATTGTATCCAGCGGAACATTTACGCAAACAGCGGCAGCAAGTTCTCGCAACTTTCAAATAGCACTTAATGGAGGAACAACAGCAACGCTCACCGTGTCTGGTGGAACAATAACTATTACTGGATTATTCTTTGGAGATAATAACGGCGGATCAGCTACCGTTAATTGCAATGCTGGAACGCTTCAGAATAATGGAGAAACTTGGATGGCTGGTCTTGCCAGCACACTTAATGTTAATGGCGGAACATTTAATGGATCAGCTTATGATATTGGTGGTGGTGGTGGAACTACGACAAGTATTGTAAACATAATATCTGGTACATTTGCATTAACTGGTGGCCTTCGCTGGGGTATCGGCGGCGCGTCTGCAACATCTGTAATAAACCTAGATGGCGGAACATTCCGTTGCAATAACTGGTTCAGGAATGGCGGAACGAATACATTCAACTTTAACGGTGGAACATTCACAACAACGACTAATAATTTAACGATAACTCAGCCGCTTATATCATTTTTGATTAAAAGTGGTGGAGCTATATTCGGAAATGCTGTTACGCTTATCTTCGATACTGTTCTAGCAAATGCACCTAGCGTTTCAGGGAATCTCGTAATGAATGGAACCGGAACACTGACTCTTCGTCAGGCCAATACATTCTCTGGAACGATCACGATCAATGCTGGAAGCCTTAATTTCGGCAATGGTTCTACAACTGGATCGGCTGGTTCAAGTAGCGGAATAACCAACAACGCAACGCTTACATTTAACCGATCAAACACAATGACGCAGGGGACAGACTTCCCTGTTATTAGTGGAATTGGAACTGCCGTTCAGTCTGGCAGCGGAACAACTATACTTGGTCTATCAAATAGTTATACAGGAGAAACTAGGATCAACGCAGGCATTTTGCAATTAGGTCATGCTGGTGGATTTGGTTCTGGAGATATTCGCTTTACTGGTGGAACGATGCGGTATGGCAGCGGCATTACAACAGATGTCTCATCGAGAATTGTAAATAACTCCTCCGATATTCGCATAGATACCAATGGTCAGAATGTTGATTTCGCATCTCTTGGGTCAACCAATACTGGCGGACTGGTTAAAAGCGGGGCTGGAATACTAACAATGTCCGGCTCTGGCAATACTTATACTGGAGCAAATACAATTAGCGTAGGGGAAATGACATTCTCTGGAACCTATACTGCAACAAATGCTTTCAATATCAATGGCGCAGCTAATCCGATATTAAATATCAGCGGCAATTTTACACAGACATTCACCGGAAGTGGCGTGCGTAGCTTCCAGCTCGCAGTCAATGCAGGAAATACAGGAACCGTCAATGTAAGCGGATC